TGTACGCCAAGCGCATCGTGGCTCGTAAGTACCCCCTCCTGACCTCGGCTAAGCGCAGAGCCAAGGTTCGCCAACTAGCGGAGTCCCCACGGCTCCGCGCAATGGCCCGGATCAGACTGCGCCTCAGGAGGCAATCCAATGGGTACTGATCCCAAAATGAAAGTGTCCTTCGTCATTCCCTTCTCCAAGCTGGCGACAGTTTGCGGTGCTATGGAGGGCGAGATGGAGGATTTCTCCGCGGTGCAGCTTGGCGCTGGGCACGTCTCAGCGCCAACCCGGCATTCCCCACAGCACTACGCTATGGGCCACAGCAAGACCAACCGCAGCGTCAGCGCAGTCATCCTCGATGCGCTGAAGCTCGCTCCCAACCGACGCCTTCACCGTGACGTGTTGAAGAAGCTGGTCAAAGAAGACGGCTGGAGTGAGAACTCAGTCACTCCCTCCGTCTCCGACCTTATCAAAGCCAAGGCCGTCAAGCGTGATCCCGACGGCATTGTGACGATGCTCTAACCCACCCCCCGGAGCCTACCCATGAAGCACTCACACCCACTCCGCATCCCTCAAGTGACCGGGAGCCGCACGAATGGACTATCATCAGGAGAGGCCGCCCTAGTTCCACTCGGAGTCTACGTGTTGTACCATGGCTCCCGCGTAGTTCACATCGAGGCCACGACGGATGTATTCGCCAAGATCCGCACCACTCCGCACACTCATGATCGAGTGGAGATTATCTGGTGCTTCTGTGAAGAGGAGGCGCAAGCTGTAGCCGAGGAGTGGCGAGCGGCAGCAGCAGCGGCAGCCACGGCTCCTCCCGAGCCTAAGCGTAAGCTCCTCGCCACTCCAGCCAAGGTCAGGCCGCGAGGGGTATTAGACTAAAGTATTACGACCAAAGTATGGCTTGACTTTCCCTGCCAGATGTGCCATACTAGACGCCGCAATGAAAGGAGGAAACCCAACCCCAACGCATTCCCAACCAACGGAGCAATCCAAATGACTGAGATGCACATTCCCGTCACGAAGGCCGGTCCCGGCCAAACTGTCCTCATCGACACGGATAAGGTCGATGAAGGTATCTACGTGAAGGCCCTGTTCGAAGGCTTCAAGGCTCTCGTGAACGGCGGCGCTAGCAAGCTGACGCCGTATTCCAAAGCGACCAACGATGATGAGCGCGCCAAGTTTCGTGCTGCGGCTATGGAGCTGGCCGAGGCTCGCGTTGTCCAGATGAACGATGGCACGCTGAAGGTCGGCCGTGGCGCTAGCAAGTCCGACGACGTTCCGGCGGCTGTCAAAGTCGAAGCTCGCCGCATCGCGAAGGAGCTTATCAAGGACACCATCAAGAAGAACGGAGGCAAGGTGTCCCATTACAAGCCCAGCGAAATCACCGCTGCGGCGAACGACCTCATCGCCGACCCGACCAATGGGCCGGGCTTCATCGAGATGGCGAAGGAGAACCTCGCCAACCGCAAGAAGAGCAACATCGCTATCACCCTTCCCACTCTCAAGGAAGACCCCAAGATGGTGGCGAAGGCGGAAGAGGCCAAGCTCCAGAAGAAGGCCAAGACCCTCTCGGTCGCACAGTCCGGCAAGGTCACTCCTCGCGTCGCTCCGGCTGGCGCTGTGAAGCATTAAGCCACGGATGCACTGGCTAGTGCTAACTCTGGGGTGGGAGAATAGTCCCCCATCCCAACCTACCAACAGGAAATCCCCACATGCTTAAGCAACACGAAATCGCTTTCAAGGACATGTTCCACGGACTCGCCGAGAGTCTCGAAGAACTGTCCAGCCTTCGCTCCCGCAATGTCGAACTGGAGCGCATCTCCAGCGAGGATGCGCAGACTATCGCCCAGCTTTCCGACGCCAAACACGGCTTGGAGAGCCTCGTCGAGGAACTCCGCGCCAAGCTGAACGATGCGCTGTCTCGTGAGGCGCAACTTCGCTCCGATCTGCATCTCACGCAGGCTCAGAACGTGGACAAGGATCGGGAAATCGCCGACTTGCAGCACACCGTCAACTATCTCGACGGCCAGATGCAGCAGGCTCATGCCGACCTCAACCATCTGCACAATGAACTGGCGCATACTTCCGCGGTGCTGGCCGAACGTCAGGCTGTGCTTGACAAGGCTTACGCTCTTTTCGGTATGGCTCCGCCCGCTCCGTCCCTTCCTGAACCTGTGGCGGAGCCTGCGCAATCGGTTCAGGTGACTGCTCCCGCCCCGGAGGTGGCGACTCCTCTCCCTTTCGACTTGTCGCAGCGGGATACCAGCGGAGCGCCTTCGCCGACGCCTTCGCAAGAGCATATGCACGAAACCGAGGCTGAGAAGCCGCTTCCGACGGTGTATACTTTCGGTGGGTGAGCACGTCAAGTAGGCACTTCGTAGGGGGGCTTCGGCTCCCCTACTCTTTGCTTGAGGATGCACGAAATCATAATGGGATGCACGAATTCACTTGACTTTGATTTAAAAGTGTGCTATACTGTAAGGGTACAATGAAGAAAGGGTTAGACATGCGAAGCTTCCGACGCCGAGGTGGAACCATAGGCTATCCCATACGCAAGCGTCACGAGTCTGGCTCTGGCTGTACCCAACACCATGCCACGCGATGAAGTAGAGGCGTTGTACGTGATGAGAGACGAGAAAGCCCGCCGCCGCCATGCTCAACACACCAAGGTCACAGAAGCATCCAACGAGAGGAAGATTGCAAAGCTAGGCGAACCCAAACCCGGCACATACCGCAAGGGCACTGTCACACTCGCCGGGCGCGACCATTCCAAGGACGACCCCACATGAACCCACTGGCTCAAATGGTAATCGCCACACTCAATAAGCGCAAGGCGCTCACGTGTGCAATTACACCCACTGCGCTCGCCCCTCCGCCCGCATGGGCGGTGTTGTGCTGGGTAGAGAACGGGAACCTAGTCCTAGACTTCAAAGGTGGCAGGGTCACGATCCCTGCCATTCACATATCGCGCGCTATACCGTTGCTCAAGGAGCCTCGCAATGCCAAACACCACGGATGACCTCTTCGCCGCCATAGCGGAGGCCGGTTTCCTCGTCAACAACCTGTTCCAATGCAACACTCGCCAATGGCAAGCTAACCTTCGCTCGCCAGCGGGCTTTACCGAGTTCGGTCTAGGCCGCACGCCTGCCGAGGCGTTAGACGAATGCCTTCACCGTATCTCCGCGCTAATCCCAGACCAGCCGCGCCCAGCACCCAGCTTCACCATCGAACAGCGCCAGTCGCTTCGGACCCTGCTCGGGATCGGAGCCACCACCACCGCGCCTATCCGCCGGAGAGCCTAATGGCAAACGCACACACCAAGAGAGGGCGTTACCTTACCATCGTCGAGGTTCGCGCTATCAAGGCCGACCTTGCCCGCGGGGTGAGGCCGACCACCATCGCGTCACGCTACGGTGTGTGCTTGAAGACCGTTTACCTGATCCTCACTCGCGAACTGCATCGGGAGGTAGCATGAAGTACGAAACCACCTGTGGGATGCCTACCGAAGGCGAGACCTACGCCAAGCTGATGGAGCACCTACGCGAGAGCCAGGAATGCGCCGCTATGCTGGCCCACCTCCACCGTGCGAATGACCGAACCGTCACCGCGAACGGCTGGCTTGCGGTGTCGGAACACCTCCGCAAGATGCAGTTCACCATCACCAACATAGCCGTGGGGAAAATGTCATGACCCACTCTATCTCCCAGTACCGTCCGCTACCACCCGTCGTGGCGAGTAGCGAGATGCGCTTAACCTCCCTCGAAGCACGCTGCGCAGCATTGGAGGCTACCTTGGCACAGCCACTAGCAACCTATCAGGTGGACCACACTACTGGGTTACCCATCACACCCTCGATTAAGTCGCCCCTCGTCAACGACTCCACCCCAGTCTGGCAGGTCCCTAGCTCCCGACAGAAGTACACCCATATCAACGCGGCAGGCTCGTTCACCCTCCACACCGTGCCGTGTGTTATCTTCGGCTACACCATCAACTCCGCTGCGGCGAAGGCAACGTTCAACATACGCAACGGGGTAGACACCACCGGGGATCTAATCGCCCAGATCGATGCCACCGCTACGCCCGGCTCGGTTATCTTCCCAGGTGGAGGCATCTACTGCCCGAACGGCCTGTTCGTCAACGTCTTCTCCACGCCGGATATAACCATTGTGTCTGGACAGTAACCCGCCCCCACCACCGCCACCACCACCACCGAAGGAGGAACACATGGGCGCACGGTTCAACTTCAACACCACCGAAGGCACCTGCGAGGTATCCTGGGGCGAGCCGGAGTACAGCACCCGACGCTCGATGGTGATGCCTGTCACCATCGACCAGTTGCTAGCTTGGCGCAAGGGTAAGCTGATACAGGATGCCATGCCGCAACTCACTCCAGACCAGCGCGAGTTCATCATGTCTGGCATCCTCCCGGACGAGTGGGACGCCATGTGGAGGGACGACGAATGAGCATGTCTCCCAACCTCATGGCTTACGAGAGCGAGATAACCGCCTTCGAGCAGGCTAAGCAGTCCCCCCGCGGGATACGCATCGAGTTCGATGACCTTGCCGCAGCGAGGTACTACGCTAACCGGCTCCACTATGCACGCAAGCGCGATCGGATGGAGAACACGCGCCTGTTCGGGCCACAGACGCCTATGCACGGGCGGTCCGAGTTCGATGCGATCCGTGTGCGACTGCGGGAGGACAAGATAGGCCACTGGTGGGTCTACCTTGAGAAGAACGAGGAAATCCCCGGCAATGTCGAAGAGTTATGAGCCCCGCCATGCGCTTCGACGGAGCGACTGCCCTGCAACTCTGGTATGCCGCTCTCGCCGAGGAGATTGGCATTACCTTCGTGATCGAACCCGCGGACTTCGCTACCTTCCGACAGAAGATGTACGAAGTCCGCAAGGACGCGGGGGACCCACGGTTACAGACGCTTACCTTACACATCAATGCCGATAGACGCCGAGTGTTAATCTACCACGATGAGAGACTACCATGAAACGCCAGAGCGCAGCCGAGGTGGCGTTAGCTAAGCAATCACGCCACCTCGAGAAGATGATAGACGACCTCCTCGTTGAGCAAGAGAAGACCCACGCAAGGATCAACACGATTAAGGAAGTGAAGGCCTTCATCGACAAGCAGATCGACGCGCTGTACCTCGCACGCAAGCAAGCATCGGAGTCACGCAAATGAGCCAACAACCCAAGCGCTATGCCTGTGCCTTCTGCGAAGCCGTCATCGTCACCAGCGAGACGGGGAAGTTCACCGTGACTCACACTGTCGCCGGCGCACGTCGGGGGCAGTGGGCGTTCTGCTGTCAGGAACACGCTTGGCGCTACATGGCTCGGATCGACCTGACACCGCAGCTGATGGGTGGGTCACTACCGCCGCTCCCACCTGAATACTAGCCCGAGGCTTGCCGCCATGAAACATACCGAGCGCAAGCTCTTTATCGACACTATCCATCGACTAGCCGAGGCTATCACTGAACTACAGAAGGAGTTGGAAAATGTCAGATCTAGACGAACTGATGAGTCTCGATCCCCTCGGGCTAACAAACGCAGACATAGACGCAATCATCGCTTATCACCGGAAGAGCAAGGAAGCCGGACCGAAGCCGCGCAAGGAAACGGGGCCGACGATGAAGGTGGACCTGACTCTGCTTGGATTGAAACCGTCAGCGCCAGCAGCGCCAAAGATTAACAGGAGGGCGTGATGAGCCAGCCGAGGGATAACAGACTAGGACGCCTTGCCTTGCGCACCCAAGGGGATTGGTGGGTGGCTTACTACGCCTCGCCTAACACCATGCAGGGCGCGGTGGAACTCGGCCGGGTTCGCCTTCGCTTCGTGGCCGACCCCATGCGCAAGAACGCGTTCATCGACCTAATGCGCGAGGCTGTAAGCGATGTGATCGAGGAGTCCATCGGCCTACGCCCGAAGTGGCCGACCGAGCCAGAGCAAGCACCGGAGAGTGAAAGGGAGTCACGTAATGGATAAGCCTGCTGTACCTTCCCCATTCCTACCCGGGACCCGCATCCAGTACGCTTGGGATGCGACCTCGATTAGCTACCTCAAGCAATGCCCGAGGCTGTATCAGTACATCATGCTGGAAGGCTGGGTGTCCAACGCCGACTCGGTACACCTCACCTTCGGCAACCTGTTCCACGAGGCGGTGGCGACGTACGACAAGCTCGCCACCTCGGGGTTGCATCACGAAGACGCGGTTCGCCAGACTATCCGCGAACTGCTAGTGAAGTCCGCCGAGTTCGATCCGGATCAGGGCGAGAAGGCTGGGAAGTACAAGAACCGGGACTCGCTGGTGAGGTCGGTGGTGCTATACCTCGACCATCGACACGACGACACGATGCGGACGTACATTCTAGCGAACGGTAAGCCAGCGGTGGAGTTGTCCTTCACCTTTGAGCTCCCGTTCGGTCCGGGCTCCGGCGAAGTGTACGAGCAACCGTACATGCTCTGCGGGCATCTGGACAGAGTGTGCCAAGACCCCAACGGCGACCTGTTCGATGAGGACCACAAGACTACCATCAGGACCCCGGGGCAGTACTACTTCGATCAGTACGACCTCGATACCCAGATGACGCTTTACACCCTAGCCGGGAAGGTCCTCCTCAACGCGCCGATACGCGGGGTCATGGTCAATGCGGTGCAGCTGCTACTCGAACCACCGTACAACCGCTTCGTGCGTGGGATCACCTATCGCACGGCGGATCAGTTGGAGGAATGGATAGGCGATCTGCAACACTGGCTTACCATGGCCGAGTGGTACGCTACCAACGACGTCTGGCCGATGAACGACACAGCCTGTGACAAGTACGGTGGGTGTCGGTTCCGCGACGTGTGTAGCCGGTCACCCAGCGTGCGCAACATCTGGCTGAAAGACAAGTTCCACCAGCTGCCACCGGAGGAGCGCTGGAACCCGCTTAAGCCAAGGTAAGGAGCCAGCCCCATGACCGAAGAAGCCCTAGCCGCAGTTGAGGAACTTATCAGGCTTGTGTATCACGACCACCTCAACAACGGCGATATTCTCTCCAACAACACCGTCACCATGGCGGCGCATGTCTCTTGGCTGATGAAGACGGAGGAGGCCCAGTTGAATGAACGAAAAGCACGTCCAACTCCTCCGGCTGGTGACCAACCAGCTTGACTACCTCGCTGACATGGCGCAAGCGGAGGGGGACCCCACAGCCTACCACGGCTTCCTCCTCTGCCTACGCCACACCACCGAACTCGTCCTCGCAATCATAGCGGAACTGGAAAATGACCAAGCTGTCAGACCATCACTCTAACACCCTCGTGAAGCTCCTCCTCATCGGTGATGCTAAGTCTGGCAAGACTGGCTCGCTGGTGAGTCTCGTCAAGGCCGGGTATAAGCTTCGGATACTTGACATGGACAACCTCCTGGATATTCTGAAATACCTCTGCGAGCGAGAGTGCCCAGACAGCATCAACAACGTGGAGTATCGCACGCTACGAGACAAGCGACGGGCGACTAGTCAAGGCATGGTCCTCGACGGCGCGCCGAAAGCTTTCGTGGACGCGGTCAAGATGCTCGATAGCTGGTGCTACACCGACCTCGATGGCAGCGTGGTGGACCTCGGGCATCCTTGTGACTGGGGGCCGGATAGCATCCTGGTCATCGACTCGCTCTCCCGCCTGTGCGATGCCGCTTACGACTGGAGGGAGACGCTAGCACCTCGCGGGCGCTCCGGCGAGTACGACGGCCGAGCGGTGTACGGCGATGCCCAGGATGCCATCGAGTCCCTGCTAGCTGGCCTCACCTCCCGCACGTTCAAGACCAACGTCATCGTGATCGCGCACGTGCAGTACCTCGACCTACCAGATGGTGGGCGGAAGGGCTTCCCACAGGGAGTAGGTCAGAAGCTCTCCCCGAAGATACCACAGTACTTCCCTTCGGTCGTACACTACTCCAACAAGAACGGCAAGCGCGTGATCAAAACCACCTCGACCCCGCTTATCGATCTAGCCAACCCAGCGCCACACCTGATCGATGCAGAGTACCCGATGGAAACCGGGCTCGCTACGTTCTTCGCCGCGCTGCGTTCCCGCCCAACCGAGCCAGAAGAGGAGGCGCCGCCCCAGACACCACCGAAGAAGATTACCACCATCAGCACACGCAGAGGGTAACTCATCATGATGAACAAGCCAACATTCTCAAGTATTCTCGACCGGCCGGGGTCAACCATTGAGCAACCCAAGCCGTTGCCTATTGGGACGTACCTCATCACGGTCGCTGGCCTACCGAGGTATGACAAGTCCTCTAAGAAAGGCACCGACTTCGTCGAGTTCACTCTACAACTCGTCGCGCCACAGGACGACGTGGACCCCGAAGCCTTCGAGGAGTCTGGCGGGCTCTTCAACCGCGACGAGACTCCCCGCGTGATCAAGGACACGTTCTACATCACGGAGGACGCAGCGTGGAGGCTGAAGAAGTTCCTCGAAGACCTCGGGTTCGACTTCTCCGACGAGGAGCTCACCCTGCGTGAAGCCGCGGAGAACTCCGCCAACCGTGAGTGTTACATCCTAATTGGGCACGAGACTAGCGAGGATGGCACTCGGACATTCGCTCGGGTGACGGACTCCGCTGCGGTGTGAGGCAGGCAGCAGGAGGGGGCCAACCCGGTCCCCTCCTAACCCACGGAGGGCGTAACATGGAATGGGCGGCTTTATACATCGGGCTCACCATAGCCACAGCGTTGGTAGCGCTATGGCTAGCCGAAGCCTACATAGTGAGGGATGACATGAGCGACACACTCCCAGGGTCCAGCTGGATCAACCCGATTTGGTACCGAGGCTACCGGATATTCGTCACCGAGACTGGTTACTTCGACTACGTGCATGACGACTACGACGGCGCACCGGATAGCGGCGACCACCGCGCTGGGTACGCCCGCACAGTGGACGAAGCCAAGGCCGCGATCGACGAGATGGAGGAGCCAACCGATGCTAAGGCATAACATGACCTGCCCCGAGTGCGGCAACTTTACCGACACAGTGACTGACCCTATCGGCAAGCCGGCTCTGCTAAGGCCCGGCTCAGTTATGATCTGCCTCTACTGCGGCCACGTCTCGATCGTCGCTGACACCCGCGGCAACGTGCGGGAGCCTACCACCGATGAGTCGCTGGAAATCCACCAAGACCCGCTGATGCGGCTGGTCCTCGCTTGCCGCAAGATGGTTATGGAGAGGAAGAAGGAGAAACCCCATGGTAAAGGATAACCGCTTCGTGTACGGTGCCAACTGCACTTGGTACGGGCCGATAGCCGAGGCTGGTAGCTTCGGTGGCCTGCCAGTCTGCCCACATTGCGGCGGGGTGCTGTTCGAGATGGCGACTGAGAAGGAATGGACCGACTCGGTTGCTAACTTCGATGCTCGCTGGCCGGGGTATCGTGCCTTGGTCGAGTGGACCAAGGGTCGGCACTTCGCTGACTACCTCGAAGCTAAGGAGGCTTACGATCGTGAACATCAGTCCAAGCCCTAGCCACCGACCCATCGTGCTGGTAGGCGAAGCATGGGGCGTGCAGGAAGCGAAGATCAGCGCCCCATTCGTCGGACCATCCGGAGTCGAGTTATTCCACCAGCTGGCCGAGGCTGGGGTCGTCGCTATCACGCCGGTGGACCGGGACTACCTACGCAAGTTCTGGACCACCGGTGAGCCAAGCTACATGGAGGCGGTGTGGCAGCTTCACCCCGAGGTCGAACGCCTCAACGTGTTCAACTTCCACCCACCGGGGAATGACCTGACTACCATCTGCGGCCCGCGCAGCGAGGGTATCCCTGGCATGCCAGCCCTGTTGAAAGGAACCAACGGCTATGTCAACGCAGCATTCGAACCACACCTTGACCAGCTGGCTGAAGCACTCAATCGTCTCAATCCTAACATTGTCGTTTGTCTCGGCAACACTCCTCTTTGGGCTCTGGCTGGTAAAACCGGGGTTACCGCCTTCCGAGGAACCACCATGCTCTCCACCCACACAGTTGCCGACTTCAAGATCATACCCACCTTTCACCCAGCTGCCGTACTTCGACAATATGAGTCGCGACCAATTGCTATTATCGATCTAGCCAAAGCCGGGCGCGAGGCGGAGTCACCCTACCTTCTCCACACGATCCGGGAAATCTGGATCGAGCCGACACTCGAAGACATACAGGTGTTCCATGAACAGCATATTAGAGGATGTGACCTCCTTTCGGTGGATACTGAAACAGCTGGCGATCAAGTCACGTGTATTGGCTTTGCACCGTCACCGAGACTTGCACTCGTGGTTCCTTTCCTTGACCCCCGAGCAAAGGGAAGAAGTTACTGGCGAACTCCAGCAGATGAAAGCCACGCTTGGCGCTTGGTGCGTGGTATTATCACAGATCCAACAATCCCCAAGCTCTTCCAAAACGGGATGTATGACATGGCCTTCCTCTGGCGATCGGTGAGGATGCCGACGCTGGGCGCCCGCGAGGATACCATGCTGTTACACCACGCGCTACAGCCGGAGTGTCAGAAGGCGCTTGGGTTCCTTGGCAGCCTGTACGCTGACGCTGAGGCTTGGAAGGCGCGGCATAGGTCCCGGACTAACAAGAAGGACGAGTGAGGCCATGCGCGACCTGACTGAGCTCAATCACTACCGTATAGCGGGGTTGGCTCAGCCCCGCTACGAAGGCGCGTTCTTGATCGAGACCTCCGCCGGCGACCTGCGTATCATCGCTTGCTGCGGAGAGGGGTGGGACCACGTATCGGTATCGCTAGAGCACCGGTGCCCTACCTGGGAGGAAATGGAGCGCGTCAAGCGGCTGTTCTTCCGCGACAACGAGGTGGCGTATCAGCTTCACATGCCACCGGCCAGACACATCAACAACCATCCGCATTGCCTACACCTCTGGCGACCGCATCACCAACCCGTTCCACAACCACCGGAGTGGATGGTATGAGCCGCCGAGCCGACCAGCTGGGTTCTACCCAGTGCACCGCTGCACTGGGTAGAAATCAACCCAGCCCTCAGAACGGCCGTCAGGGCACTTCTGACCAAGGCACGGCTGCCTTGGTCAACAACCACACTTCTACCCAAGGGACCACTCTTGCGGGTTATCTAAAAACCCGCAATCCAAGCCCATACCAGCAACAGGAGCCTACTAGATGAATGACCTAACCACCGAACTGGAACAGCTAGCGATCAGCGCGCAAGCACACTACGCAGACGCCGAGGCGCACCTCGCTGGCTTCATCGAGGCGTCGCTAGCAGTTGGCGATGACATGCTACGAGGCCGGGAGTTGTGCGGTAGCGACGACAACATGTTCAACGAATGGTTGAAGAAGGCAGGGCTTGACCACATCAACAGCGCCAACCGTGCAGCGTATATCAACATGGCGAAGAACCGCGAAGTCTCTGCGAAAGTACTTGCGGAGACAACACTGACGTCGCCACGGTATATCTGGGAAAGGGAAATTCAGCCAAAGATAGGGTATTGTCAGGTAACAATACCTCCCTCCGGCCCTTCTGAGGCTCAAGCAAAGATAGGGTATCGTAGACCTACGACACCTCCTACTGAGCCTCCCATAACCCGTCGTGAAGACACTGTACGTCCACGCGTACTCATGTCGCCGCCATCGGAGGAGCACTCTATGCAGACAGGGATAGGGCAAGCCAAGCACATGCTCGACAACATGGCGCGGGAGGTATTCAATGAAGACACAGTGCTGACCCTAGCCACCCGGCTCGAGCTCCACCTCCGTGGGATGATCGGCAAAATGTCCCCAACGAAGTGGCATGAACTGAACCTGCTCTACATCAAGATCGGCAAGCTCCTACCCGAGCGCAAGCCGACTGATGCCAACATAACTGAACTCGACGCGCATAGGAAAGGAACACGGCCATGACCGTCTATACCTTGAAATACCAACAGATAGCCTCCGACACCCTCGACGCCGGGAAAATCCTCACGCATGCCGTTACGAGGGAGTACATCGGCAGACGTAAGCCGAGCCCACAGGAGCACCAGACCTACGCTGGGCACTACACCGTGGCCGTAACTGCCAGCGGGCATCTACCAGACAGGGGCTACCACAGCCACGGCGTTATCTCCGTGCGCTTCGCTAGGATCGACACACTTGAGAAAGCCTTCTTCGACGAGTTCCACAATATCCAAGGACGGATCGACCATCGCCTTGGGGCGCTCCTAGACGGGCTCCAGTGGCAGAGCGAGAACAACCCAACTGTCGAGGGCCAACGCGAGGCGCTTAATGCCTACATCCGTTGCAGGCTCCTACGCATCGTGCAGTAACCTGGGGCAGCCCCGATGAGAATCCTCAACACTTCCCAACTCCCACCGCTTACCGCCTTCGAAGAGGAGCAGCTCTACAATGGCCTGGACTGTTGTATTACTCGCGAGGTCTGGGATGCGATCCATCCTCAACTCGACGACGTCACGGCTCGCACTTATGACTTCTCCCGGGCTTTACAAGCCCCTATCCTCGAGATGCGTTGCCGCGGGGTACTCATCGACACAGCCCGCCGCGCCGAAGTCCTCGACCTCTACTTCGAGGACCTCGACCGACTCGAACGGCAACTCTCCCGGATCGTGCTAGAGGGAGTCGGCCTCGACTCCTTCAACTGGGCCTCCACCAAAGACCTGCGTCATCTGTTCTACGACGTGCTGCACATCCCTCCTGTGAAGAAGGGTGGGCGACCAACTGTAGACGTCAACGCATTGGAGAAGCTCGATGCTTACCTCATCGCCCGTCAAATCGTACGTCATATCCTTGCTATTCGAGAGCTCGGAAAGCGGATCGCTTTCCTACGAACGCCACTTGACCCTGACGGACGTATGCGAAGTTCGTATAACATTGCGGGAACAAACACGGGACGCCTCAGTTCTGCTTTTTCTGAATTCGGGACGGGTGGAAACCTACAGAATGTGGAGGAGCGACTCCGCTCCATCTTCATCCCCGACCGCGGGATGAAGTTTGGCAAGTTCGATGCTAAGTCAGGAGAGAGCTATGTCGTCGGTGCCATTGAGTGGAACCTTTTTGGGGATGGAACTTATCTCGATGCTGTCGAGTCTGGCGACATACATACAGCAGTCGCCCGACTTTGCTGGCCGCATCTTGGATGGACAGGAGACCTGCTCACAGACAAGGGCATTGCCGAACGGCCGTATTATAGACATTACACTTACCGCTTCATGTGTAAGAAGCTTGGACACGGATCCAACTACGACGGGCAGCCACCCACCCTCGCCCAGCAGTCCCGACTCCCCATCCGAGTCGTGCAGAACTTCCAAGCTATCTACTTCCCAGCTTTCCCTGCTCACAGACGATGGCAAGAGTGGGTGGGTGATACTGTCCTGCGACGAGGTTATCTCGTTACTCTCACAGGTCGAAAGCGCTGGTTTCACGCTCGACGGAATGACCCAGCTACGATACGCGAAGCGATTGCTTATGATCCTCAAGGATCACTTGCAGACGTGGTGAACACGGCACTGCTGAACATCTGGCGGGAACACCACGTGCCCATTGTGATGCATGACCACGACGCGCTCACCTTCATGTACCCTGCCGAGCGCGAGGATGAAGTTATCCCTTGGATCGCGGATCGTATAGAGACGCCGATCCCCTTGAACGATGGTCGAACCCTACGCATTCCCTACGACTGCAAGGTCGGTTGGAACAAGGCCGAGTTCGATCCGGAGACAAATCCGTATGGGTTAAGGGATTACCATGGCCATGACGAACGCCAACCAGAGTCACGCCTCAGTATCCTCGATCGACCGTTTAAGAAAGCGTAAGCTCACCTCGTGGATAGACGCATTCGTGAACTGTACCGGTGGGATCGAGGCCCCACCGTTGTTCCGTAAGTGGGCAGCGATTTCCACCATCGCTGGGGTGCTGGAACAGAAGGTGTTTGTCACCACCAC